TGTCTGATATTTAACATCTGTAGAAACTCCTCCAGTTACTGTGATATTTGTGTCTACTTTAATTTGATTTGTACTTACAATCATATTAGAAGTTAATCTCACAAATGAATGCACTTCTACTGAAGATGCCCTCACAGATTGAGAGGGTATTGTAGTCTCAGAACTGGGATACACAATACTATAACTCACATATCCAGGAACTCCAGAATCCCACTGTTCAAGTATCCTTCCTGTTACTTCATTATCAAAAACTCCCTGATAATAGAAGGCTGGGCTACTTCCCTGACCGTCATAATTTTTAACAAGTTTTGGATCGGAAGGAACCCTATTAAGACCTTTAGTATTTGTAACGATCTTCCTTATAGCAAATCTATAATTTTGTATATCGTCATCTGTTGTATAAGTATTTACTGAAAATGTAAAGATCACTTGATTTGTACCAATCCCAGAAAACTTCCCCGGTAGGGGTTTATTATTGTATGCAGAATTAGTACTTTCATAATATGCGGAATAGAAAGCTACATTTGGATGAGACAACCCATCTGTAATGTCTATAACTCTTTCTGTAGGGATATTACTTGTTGCAGTCAAAGAGTCATATTCAGTACCTATTTCCACCGTTGAATCGACATTTCCTGCCACAGCATCAGCCAAATCAGCACTTACAATAGCTTCTCCTCCATCAGTGGGAATTCCTCCTATCCTATCGAGTTGAAGAATCTCAGTCCCGTATCTATCCCCACCCTGAGTACCCCGAAAGAATCTTGTTTTTAAAGTATTATTCATCAAGGCATCAAAATTCCTATCTAACAGTTCATTTACAGAAGGTATATTAATAAGGCGTCGGACATCCAGAATATCTCTATCGGATAAATTTGCTCCAGTCAGGAGATCTGGTCTTACAACACTATCTGTGTGTGACCCATTTGAATTAGTAGCCGGATTGTAGGCTGAAGAGTTCCTACGGTTCACAAAATACATAGGAATCGCCCAGCAATAGCCGTCTACAGTATTACTGCACTTCGCCTGCCATAGTCCATAATCTCCCGTCGATGCCCCCATATTCTCAAAGGCAAAATTGCCCGTATCATTAGGACCAAGCCCTACAACATTTGACATTCCAAGGCCGGCTTCAGGATAATTTAAAGGATCAACACCATCAGCAACCCGGATCTTATACTGGACCTGAACACGCTTAGTAGTCTCAATATTGGTATCGGGATGTATCGATTCATCGGATAGAAAAATAACCGTGTCCTTGTTACCTTCATAAAAAACTCTTTGAACCTGTCGAGAAATAACATCACTCTTTTGCTCTGTCCACAGACTACCACCATTCTCTGTATACCTGATTTTAGAAAAATCTCCGGCCAGCCATCCTATCGATTGATCAACAAAAGCAACACCGTTCAAATCATAAGCTGTATCGGCATCCTGTTCTATCCACTGAGCCCCAATATCATCAGATTTCAGAATTGTTCCAGAAGCCCCGGTAATCCAAGCTTTACCCCGGAAGATTTCAGTACTAATTTTATAAGAATAAGAAACTAATACCGTGTCACAAGCACGAGGAGCCTCATGAAGAATTATTTGCCCAGTAGTACCATTAAGGCTATCCACATCAACTTCAACGCCTGCAACGGTAACTGTAACATCCGTAGGGACATTTGTAGTTGTTCCAAGGCCATCTCCTTTCGTAATAGGCACATTCATAGTCGTGAAATTCTTATTAGAACCGGTAAACTGAGATGTGGCATCCTCACCATTAACATCCTCATCCAGGTTCGGTACCATTGTCACATCAGAATAATTAACCGAAAGGCTCTTATAGGAGCCATCATAAACATTTCCGGATTGATTTACCCAGCAGAGCCCACCATCTGAAGACCTCAGAATAGTACCATTATCTCCAACAGCAAATCCAAAGTTCAGATCATAGAAGTGAACATTATTTAAATTTTGAGTAGTACGACTGTTCATGACCAGCCAAGTTGAGCCGCCATCGGTAGATCTCAAAATAGTTCCAGTATCACCCACAGCCCATCCAAGTAAATTATCATGAAAATAAACTGAATTAAGATTGACCGTAACATTAGTAGTCATTGCTATCCAGTTAACGCCGTTGTTCGTCTTTAAAAGTAAACCAGTATCACCAACGATCCAGGCAATAAGCTGAGAATAGGCATAAACTTCATTAAGATTTTCAGTGTATCCGCTCTGAAGAACATTCCACCGGTCTCCACCCGACGTTGAGCGGCCTATTACACCACCATCTCCTACAACCCATCCTATTGTACCACTTACAAAGTAGACACTATTGAGCTGTTTCTTGGTATTAATAAGTTGGATTGCCCAACTCTGACCACTGTTCTCGGTATGTAATATGAGCCCGTTCTCTCCAACAGTCCATACATTACTAGTATCATAAGCATAGATACTCATCAAAGCATCAATAATGGTTTCCGGATCAGGTCTATTGTCATCTGTATCAGGGTCCAATAAAGCTCTCCATACTTCAAGGTAAGCACCCTGGACAACATTACCGGTAAGAGGTGGGCTTCCAAGATCTATTAAATTGGAATTAGTTTCTGAAGTATTTGTATTAGTAACGTAGATAACCATACCATTGACCAGGGCATACTCAGGAATAGCTGTAGAAGGATTCTGAGTATAGAATTGATTCTCTAATAATGAACTGGTATAGGTAGGCCTAAGAGTCATCCACCCAGAGGGCATGCCTTCTGTCTGACGTGCAGCGAGGAGTCTTCGAATATCCTGGGCCTCATTAAATTCCGTATCTAAAGGAGGTTTACCCTTTTGAAAGACCACAGTATCATAGCTATACCCTGTAGGGTCCGTTACGAATGACACACCAGTTCCTAAATTCTCTGCCATTTATATTTACTCCTTATAATATAGGAGCCTCATTACGGGGCTCATCATAAACAATTGTAAAGGTTCCCACCCGAAGGTGCTCAATCGACGCCACATTAATATCCTCTGAACCGGTTTCACCATAGACATAATAGGCTACTTCATAACTCTTTGTATCAGGCAGTTGCCCATCCTTCGTGCTTACCACTATTGTGCCATCACTTTGAATATATCCCCGGCCGGCACCTCCAGAGACATCCAATGGATCATCCTGTAACACCAAAGGTAATGAATTTTCAAAGATACCTCTGAACAAATTCTCATCACCACCTTTATCAAGAGTGTTATAACTTAGCACCACAGCTGTTGTTATATAGGCCGTCGTAACACTTTCATTATAGACTTCCCACTGGGTTTCACCTACAAAGTCCCTGACAATAAATGAGCCATCGGCCTTTACCATCCGGGTAAAAGGAATCACAACATAATCCACATCATCAATCTTTCTTATTACATAATTAACATCACTCTGAGTAAGGGACTTTCCTATCTGTAACTGATTAATAAAATTAGCGACCGCGGTATTAATCTTCGAGGTCAATTTATTAAGATCAGTTACACCAGATTTCGGAATAACTGTGATAGCTATGTCTACACTATTCTCAATGGCATTCTTCGCCACAGCATCCGCACAGGCGTGTTTAAATTTAGTTATATTTTTCTGTACACTCTCAAGTACAGCATTCGTTGTATAAGTCACCGTGAAATTCTCAAGAGCATTATAACTAATTAATACTTGCTGACCATTAATAATATTACCCGATTCTATAATCAGAAGGGCGGTTGCCTCTATGTCCGTTCCAGGAAGAATGCGGTAATCAACATTAACCACATACTTAACTGTTTTATCAGTACTCTTGACTATAATAGATTCAGGATCAGCTCCTACAAAATCCAGAAATTCCTGTTTTCCCAAAATCATAACATGGGGTTCATCAGTAATCGTTTGGAATCCTGTTGCAGGCAGATCATTGGCATACTTAATTCTTATACCATCACTGGCTATAGTTGAATTACCATTCTGAAGTGTGTCCTCCAGTTTCACCAACTCATAATTATCTGTCGTAAGAGTTCCTGAAATCTGACCGATAACTGAAATGATTTCCCCAACAGGTTGATGTTCCAGAACAAAGGTATCAGAACTTCTGAATTTATAATCCACCCGAATAACATCGGACGTAACCAAACCAATAGCCACATTAGTGGGCTTGGTTTCATCAAGATCAATGGTATTTCCATCACCTATGATTTGATATCCAGAAATATCATACTCCTTTGCCCGGGTCGAATTATACACACGAGTCACATCGAAGATAGGGGTATGTGCAGTTACCCGGGTATTGGTACTCTTGAATTGATATGCCGCAACATTTATAATAGTGAATATTTCACCTTCCTGGGTTCCCAGAGATTGACCTATACTTTCAAAAGAAAAAGCTATTTGATCCGTTACCTGTTTATCCAGGCTACCTTGTATGTAGACATCAACCTTACCACCCACATGTTTATTTCTAACATCATCATAATCTCTCATCATCAAAGGATCTTTTGCTTTCTCTACACGCACTCTTCTGACTCCAGGAACATTGGCAGCAACTTTAGCATAACCTCCCTCAGTACCAGTATCGGCAAAGAAGGCGAGCATGATCCTTGTGGCCAATTCATAATTAGATTCTTCATCCCGGCCAAAAGAAACAGGTAGAGGATTTTCTACAGAAAAATCAGAGTCAGCTCCGGAGGAAATAGATTTAATTGTATATGAATCTGTATTACCCCTTTCACCATCGTTCAGAGATTCAATATCCACATTAATCTCATAACGACCTGTTAGGGCATTATAATAATCATCCCGGTTAGCATATTCAAGAACCTTAGTTGTAAGGGTCTGATAGTTTTGAGAAGGTATACCTTGGTCAAGATCACCAACAGAAGTAACAATAGAACCTTCAATAATAGTCATATTTCTTATTGGAGGTTGTACTATATAAAACAGTGCCTGTCCAGTAGATGCTGTAGCACCCCTCCGAGTTTCATTCGCATTAGAGGCAAGTTTATCAAATTGATCATCAATGATCTGTTGTAAATCATTGGAGTCACTAAGATTAAGGGCTAGTTGCAGAGCTTGTTTCGGTAGGGATTCTGAGACAGGGTCACTAATCCCATCGCCGTTAGCATCATCAAAGTCCAAAAGGCCACTTATTGAAAGAGACCGCGATAAGAAATTCTGGATGATATACATCCGGGCGAATTCCTCTGTTATAGGATCGATAATATCTCTGACAACGGTACCCGGTTTAGTATCAGTACCAGCATTATTTACTAGGAGTTCCTGACTGAAAGTAAGAATGATATCAGTCTGATTACGCTGCGGAAGATCTCTTATACCTGTCGTTATAGATATAGGAGAAGCTTCCATTTCAATTGAATTGGGGCTTTCTGTAACTTGTCCTAATATAGGGTCGTAAATAACAGCAGTCACCACAAAAAAGAAAGGAGTAGTGTCAGTAAATGTTGCTGCAGGGAGATGGCCGGCTACAACCATTTCCTGGTATCTTGCCTGAGTGAAATATTGGGAATAAAAATATGCCCGATTAATTTCATCAGTAGTTGTAGTCACTCGAATATTACCGGCAGTATCGATACTCTTACTAAGTTGAGTAACTTCATCTTCATAAAATGTATAAGAATTAACAAGTTGTTTATTAATTTTTACATAAGTACCTAAATTTCCACCACTCTGAAGACTTACCCAGTAATTGTACCCTAAAGTATTTGGTTCAGGATTCTGAGCATTAACAATTTCCATCTGATTTTGATACTCACGAACACTAATTCCTGTGGGTTGGCTAACTGTAATAAAATCATCCCTACTAACAAGAGTAATAGTTATTGTGGCAGCTATACTCGGTATCAATGTGATCTTTTCAATAGCCACAACACACACAACATTGTCTCCCATAATAAGATCACCTGTCCACGCCCATACAGCCTCACCGGAAGTGTAGGAAACACCAGCCAGGGAATCATTAACCCGGATCTCTTTTGTATCAGTGGATGTTGTTCCGGATATAGTCTGAGGAGTTACATCGGTAGCATAGTTGGCACCGCCTGAAGGGAGAAGAATTTCTGGTGAAGCTATTGCCATGATTATATCCTATAATTGCAAAAATTGAGAATAATTAGCTGTCTTTCCGGATTTGGCCCGGGCAGTTACATCAGCTCTGAGAATAGTAGGATCCTGGTCATCTATTCTTACCACAACATTTTCTACCACATCTAAAAGTTCACCTTGTGTTACAGCACGCCCTGTTATTGTGTACTGCTCCTGTAGACTTTTTAAAACCCCCAGAGTTGTAGATATCTGCTGAGTGATCTTATTCGTTATAAAAGCCGAATCAGTAATCCGGGATCCTAATAATTTCACCAGTGTTGTTCCTATAAAAGTATGAAAAGGATTACTTTGTAATTCGGTAACCGTAAATTTCTCAAGGTTCTGTAATAAAAGATTCTCATCCCGTATCTTGAGAAAGTCCCCTTTAATATTATATTGAATATCGTCCAGGAAGTTTCGTCCAACACATTTCGAACAGAAGCGACTAATCGTATAATAGGTAGCTTCCCAATAATCTTCAAGAGCTTTCCATTTATTTCTAAGAGATATCATTCTTGGCCGAGTTACATTTATAGTTATAGGATCATCGACAATTATATAATAATTAGAGGGTACAAGACCATTAGAAGCAAACAGGCTCAATGCCGCAGCAGCCAAAGGTTTCGATAGCCTTATTGACCTTCTATCACTCTCAAGTGTGGCTAATTCTCTGTACACTCTATGATTGCAAATTCTCTGTATATTAATATCGAATGACATATTATCTATTGTCCTATTAGAAGATAATTAAAGACCTGTAAGAGCATTTGCTTGTTGTAATGTTGCCCATAGAAAGTAATAAACATATACGCCTTTAATTTTCTGGCTAACTACATACTTGGTTTTAGCTTTATCTTGTTGAAAGGCACTCCAATTAGTTAAAAAAATGAGCTGACTTGAGCCATTTTTATAAGTTACTGTATACCCCTCCTGACTGAAATACACATAGCTTTTTACCTGAAAAGACCCAACAGGGAAAATTTTCTTAGCATTCTTTTCAGCTTCTTCCTGAGATTCACCTTCTCCTCGTGTCACAATCAATTGTAATTCTTTAAAAGATAAAATATTTCTAGCACCATCACCATAAATACGAGTGTAGTCCTTCACCCATTCAGGAGCACTTTCAGGTAGATCACCTATTTTGATATCTTCCTGATCTTTAAGAGCATCTTTAACTTCTTTCAATTTAGACTGAAATAATAAAGCACCTTTCTCAGCTAGAGCAGTTTGTATAGCATCTGCTTCAGTTTGTTTAGCATCTGTACTGGTTTGAAATTCTTTCGTCTTTTTAGGGCAGATGGGCAGATTGAAATATAACTGCTCATTTTTCTTCTTCCACCATTTCTTTATACTTTTTGAAAATGTGGGGAGTTCGAATGACCCTAAGTAAAATTCCCCTAAGCGTGCCATTGACATAGGATAGCTGCTTGTTTGAGCACTCATAGAATCAGATGCAGGAAGAGATGGATTAGGTTTTCTTTCAATACCTCTGGAGAGTGTTGTATCATTAGTGATATTTCTAAGGTCCCTCATATATCTGTCAACATCCATACTCGTTTTTGTATTTTCTGCGGTATATCTTAATCCTTTTGTACTATAAAACAATGTTCTTTGATTATTAACATCTCCAGGATCGCTAAAATTCAATTTATCATCACTATCTTCATTAATAAATTCTGGATATAATTGGGCATGTGCCCAGAAAATTTGTCGAATCATTAATAAATTCTGAGGTAATTTTACTTCATCCCCATATTTTCTTTCCTTTTTCACAGGATCATAACTTAATTCATAATAATAAGTGCTGAGTTGGTAGAGTAATAAAAGATTTGATATTTCTGCTCTGGATATTTCATCCTGTTTCAAATCTTCCGGAGTAGGAGGAAGTATTTTCCCTATAGTTTTATCTATAAGATTCTCTTTTGATTCTTCTCTTTCTTCAGCCTTTGTTAATGAAGCCTCAATTTTAATTCTCTCTTCCTCATACTTCCTTATCTGAGCCATTATCACTTTTATTTCAGTATTTATTCTATTTAATTCACGATCATTTCCTTTTACACCCTCTTTCAATTTTGTGATATTATGTATATCATAATGTACTGCATGATTTGTGTCAGGAGCAATCTGTTCAGCTTTATAGGATTGCTGAGGATCTACTTTCATACCTTTACCAGCACGATCCTCAAGAGTCTTTATTAAATCAGCATTATTATATATCCTAGCTTTTATAATAGCCTCATTATTACGAAGTTCAATAAGGCGCCGATTCCACATAACCAGTCGTCGTTCAATTCTCTTTGTAACAATTCTCAGATTTCTAACAGAATTACCTACAACCAGCTCTTCAAATCTTCTAATGTCATCAACAGTTGTACTTAATATCTGACCTTCATCTCCGGACATATTATCACCTTAATCTGTAAAAAAGCTGTAAATAAAATCAAAGGCTTTCTTTAATGCCATTAACTGAGCCATTTGCGTACCTGAGGCTCCATAGACCATGACCACACCTACCGTAATACCACTAGGTCCTGAAAAGCTCTCACCATCAGGAGTCTGAGCCCCACGTATTCTTTCAATAAATACTGGCATGCCTCCTTTAGCAGGTGTTACATTCAAGAAAGATATAGAAGGACCTAAGAAGAATTCATTCAATCTTTCTATGAACCATGTTATAACACTTAATAAATCTATATACATTTTGATTTTACCGGTTATTTGATCTAAAAAACTGGAGAAGGATTCTGAAGCACCTGTAACCATTCCTTTAAGAGATTCCAGAAAATTATTCATTAATCCTACGACTTCACCAAACCATGGAATCATAGAATTTATTTGTATAGATGACCAGCTATTTATTTTTCCAACACCTGCAGCAAGAAATTCAAATCGACCATTAGGATGTTCAATAAGTTTCGCTAATTTAAAAGCATCATTACAAGTCTTTAAAGCTACAACCATTTCTTTTGAATCTTGCCCTTCAAAACTACCGGCTTGTTCTGTCTCTTTTTTATCCCCGCAAGCTCTTATGATATAATAATAGTTTAAAGCTGGTACTTTTTTGCCCGTGTCATCTATATAATAAGGTATTTGTAGTTTCGTACCTTCTATTACAGCCTCTTCTGTATTTATAAAAAGATCTGTATATTTTAAAGAAGGGCTCACACCGGCCGGTACATAAACCGGTTTACCTTCATTGAAGTCTGGATCATTATAAATCCTTACTTCCCTTTCAGGGTATGCTATAGGGACATCTTTTTCATCATTTCTAAAAATATTCAAGAACCATGTACGTATAATAGAAATTAAACCCA